TACTCTGGTTCTCCATAGAACGCAGCATCCGTATCGGGGTAGGATTCACGGATAAAGTTCACATCTTTGTTCAAAAGGTAGTGGTATTCATTCGCCGCATTAATCACCGCAAGGCTAAACGTAGCCAGCCAGTCAGGAGGAGTTGCCAGGTACTTATTACCGCTAGTCATGTTACCTGTCATATTCTTACGAAAAGCTGGTAGCTGTACGGTATTAAAGACACTTTGCTCTGCCAACTGCACAAAGCGGGCAATCTGCTCGGCAGACGTAAACGACCCGACTGTCGCTGGGAAATCGTTCTCAGCAAACCCTTTAATAGCGGACGTTAACTGCGTGTAATTCATCCCATCTTCCCACTAGACATACGACCTTTGGTTGCTGCACCAGCACCACGCATTTCAATTTTACCGTATTGATTTACGGGTTTGCCGTTACCTTTACTAATGCCGTCAACCGAAATGTTCATTTTTGCCATTTCTTCTGCGCCAGTCATACCTTTAGAAGACAAGCCTTTAGCAGAGATTGTCTTACCCTTCATTGTATGGGGAGGAGCATAGACTTTAGCGTCTCCTACTTCCTTACCCATTACTTTTTTAGAATAGTTAGCCATTATCGACCCCTTCCAGCGGATTTACGCATCATGCCTTGGTTCTGAACTTTTGCTAAACCACGTCCAATTTTCTTCATTACCATTTGGTCTTTACCGCCCATCTTTGGCTTTGCCTTCATGCCCAAAACTGTAGGACCTGAGTCACCTAAATTTGTACCTTCGGTCTTGCCTTTTTTAGCAATCCCATCTGCGCTTTTCTTAAACATTTTCAACTCCTTATGTTGTTGTTACCGTTACACTACCTACCTGACCTTCTGGTGCTAAATTGTTCGGGGTTAAACCGTCATTTTGTGACCCCCCAACAGGATTCCAGCCCCACTGAAATATTCTACTACCACCTTCTGGAAAACCAACACCTTCTAAGGTTGTGTTGTTTGTTCCATTAATCTGCAAACCGCTACTTCCAGATACTTGATAGCTTATATCAGGTCTTGGATTCCGAACAGCCTGTGGATCATCAACTGGGTACATCCCTAACGACAACTGCGGTTGATCTGGATCCCAACAGCTAGGGCATACCAAAATATTCTTTATTTGCTGCTTAACAACTAACTTTTTAAGCTCCTTTAGCTTATACCGCTGACCACATCGGTCACATTCGGCAATTGCAAATTTGCCACTACTAAATTTATTAGGCATAGAAGGTTGTCCTAGGAACGAACCTAGAAGCGGCTTTTTCTCTGTCCTCCGTAGAAGCCAGGAGCCACTGCTCCTCGTATTCTTGTTTTAAAAATTGCACTCGTGCCTGTCCATCTGGTAGCTTTTGAGCCATATAGAAAGCCAATCCAGCCACCATACAAGGTAATAGGCGAAAGGGAATATCAGGCTCTACCGTTCCATTAGATCCAGCATCTTGAATCCTACGCAACCTCCAGTACACAAAGGTATAAGGACCACCACCAGCATCGGGTGTGGGCCATACATTAATAGAAGGAAGGTTCTGTACTGTAAGGGCTGCACCTGTCGTATGGCTTGCAGCTGTAGTTCCGTTTTGACCACGGTAGCAATTTGTTAGGACGTTACCAATAACGTTAGCATAGCTAATTGTCTCATTGTCAATCTTGACAAAGCCACCGATAGGAAGGGCGCTGGCATCACTAACTGTGATAGATGTGGTCACAGCATCAATTGTGCCGTTTAAGGTCACAGCGGTCGCATTAGACTGTCCTGATTGGCGATTAAACCAGACCTGAATAGGACGCCCAGTAGTTAATTTATTGGGGATAGTCGAGTAGGTAGACTCAGAGATACGAGTAATGTTGATGTCAATCTGGTTGCTGGTAACACCGTTATTCTGGCGAACTACATGATCTAAAAGGTCAATTGTATTGACTGGAATAGGATAAATCCCTTGCCCAGTAACCATGGCAATTTGTCCCTGTTCAATAGTCCATAGATTAATACCACGATTCGCCCACTCAACCGTCAATAGGTTCAAGGATCTGCGGGCAGTCCGCATATCGTAACCCGTACGCAATTCCGTACCACAACGCTCAAAAGCCTCTTCAATGAGGTTGTTGAGGTCTAAGTTAAAGGTTGTAGTTCCAGAAGTACTCATATCTTCCTATATGGTTTTACTTTTGCTTTTACCTTTTTGGGCTGCGGCACGAACTGTTTTCCCTGTGCTTTTCCCGCCCGCTTTGCTCGTGTTGTTGCTGCGTACTCTTGTGGACTTAATGCTTGTATTGCTTTCTTTGGGAGATACCTTTCGCCCGTCTCGGACGACTTCTTGCCTGACTTGGTCTGCCAGTCTTGGTCTCCCCAAGATTTTAAAGATTGCTGTGATTTTGCTAAACCACCCCCTGCCATCTTCTTCTTTGACGCACAATGAGCCTTCTCCGAGAACCCCTTTGGGCTGTCGCAGTTGATCGACTTTTTGCGTTTGTCTGACCATTTCACTTGTACCCGCCGCCTTTTTCTTTATAACGTTTAGCTAGGAGCTGTGCTTTTCTTGCTGACCATTGACCCGCTGCCGTACCATGCGTAGCCGATGCTTTAATACTATTAAATAAAGCCTTACGCATACCAGGTTGCGTATAGTTACCAGCTTTATTAACCGTACCACCCTCTTTGTATTGAGCCGTTTTAGCAGCATTTGCAAAATCACTTTTCTTAGGAGCGCCTTTAGCACCAGCACTACGCATTTTCTCGCCTGAACCAGAAGCTATCCTGCGTTTCTTGGCAGCGATATTGGCGTAAAGACCGCCACCCGCAAACATCTCCACGTCTTCTGGATTGTCCTTGCGTTTGATCGTTTTCTTACCTGGCATCTTAGTAGGCATTATGGCGCCCATGCCACGACTTGGTCTCATGCTCTTGTCTTTCCACGAATAGCAATGCCATCTGCACGTTTGGATGCAGACTTAACTTTACCGCCTTTTTTATAGGATTTGTATCCCTCAACACCACCAGTAGGCTCAGATTGTTTTGAGCGATATTGTCTGGCAAGTGATGCCATTTCTTTATTAGCAGCATCTTTTAAAGCAACTTCTTTTGCAGCTGCTTCCTTTGCAATGTCAGCACTTTTGTCATCATTAAGATGTTTTGATACAAATTTTCCCGCAATTCCTAAAGCACCAGAATCGGCTAACTTTCCAAATGCTCCTTCTTTGGTAATTAAACCAGCTAAAGGACTAATATCTCCAAGTTTGATTTCCATAGTTACACCATATTTCCTCTAGTTTTGCCACGAATAGCAATACCGTCTGCCCGTTTAGAAGCCATGCCACCAGCTTTCATCTTCTTAGCTGAAAATAGTTTCTCAACCATTCTTAGCCGTTGGGGTTTCGTTGTTACTTTACTAACAATCTTTTCCCGTTCTGATTTAGTTGTACCTTTTGCATAAAACCCAGCACTTTTCAATTCTTTAGAAACTTTGCCACCAGATTTGTAATTCTTAGTAATGTCACGGTTTGACTTAGGCATTGCGCCACCGCCTTTAGGCAGTCTGCCCATGTCTTGCAATCTTTCAGTATAGGTGCGTGGGCGTTCAGCCTCAACTTTTGCTCTTTGTTCTTCAGCCATTTTATGTGCTTCAGCTTTAGCCTTTTCGTTATTTTGCTTCACTTTTTCCGCCGCTTTATCGTACTCGCTAGGCCCAAACTTTTCCTTGGGAGGAGTGTATTTATCACTCTTACCATCGCCAACTTTTTTAGAAGGGTCAATAGGTTCTATTGGCATTTAGCAAGCCTTGCCGCCTGATTTCATTTTAATCATTGTGCCTTTGGTTTTGCCTTTAACTTCAATGCCGCCACCTTTAGCCATGCCGTGCATACGTTTTTCGTGACCTTTAACCGCTTTAGCGGCTACCGTCTTCATCATTGGCTTGTCTTTAGCTACATCTGAGTGCGCCATTCCGCCTTTAGCCATTTTGCCTTTGCCATCAGCAGCAAACGCTGGTACTTTTTTACCATCTTTCATTACCATCGGCATACCGCCTTTTTTCATAGGCATATCTTTATCAGCCATAGAAGATTTTCTTTTTGCCATCATAGCCATCATGCCTGGGTTCATCTTTTTCATATCGTTCACCTTTTCATTTTTAGTTAAAATACCACCTGCTTTTTTACCTTTAAATCTTTCTAAACTAACATTTGGTAACTGCATCATCCCATGATTAGAACGTGGCCTATTAAATTTACCTTTAGCTGGATTAGTTGATCCACCAGTTCTAAACTTTTTACCTTTATCCGCTTCCATAAAATCTTCTCCAACAGAGCGAGGCACTCTTGCTTTTTTAGCAAACTTTGGATTATTAGCCACAGCCGCCATGAAATTGTGTTGCTTTTTACTTACGCTAGGCATTACTTACCTTTTAATAAGTTGGTCAATTTTGTCTTCAAGTTTGTTAAACCTTGCGTCCATGTGTTCAACAATGCGGTCAACTTCTGCTTTAGTGACGTTATCACGTGCTACCTCC